GAGTTCATTAAAGAAGTATCCGGGTACCCGCTGGAACGGTTGATGGTATTGATTCTAAATGCATAAGACCCGATCGCCTTATTTCCCAATTTAAAATCAATGGGCAATTCATGCAATTGCCCAAGGAGCTTTATCTCATTAGCGTCTAAATTCATCATTTCACGATAAAGTTCCCTTTCCTGTCGCAACAAGTGAGGACCTATGGATGCGTCAAAGGCTGTCATATCCAGCTCCACGAATACAGGATTTACTCCGCGCGTATCTATGACCAGGGAATCATCTCCACCCACCAATATCCCAATACCTTTTTTGGACACAATATTGGAAAAGCGAATGGACAGATTTTTTAAATCTAACCCAGCACAGAATGCAATAGAGAAATTAACTCCTCCTGCTTCGAGAACTATCAAGTCTTGCTTTAAAGCTCCATGAATGGCATCGACTGAAAGCGCCATCCATGTGTTTAACAATGAGCATACAGAGATAACCATTCGGGGTTTGAATGGCTTGTTTCCGTCTTCTATTAAGCTCGGAAACACCTCGTCACACTTGAGAATAGCTTTTCTACTCTTGCACATCCCAAGTTGTTGCAACAAAACGTCCCAGTCTTGTATCAATTCATGGTTCAAAGTATGTTCTCGCGTGATCTTCGCTTTTCGTGCTGTATCAGCATTCCGAATAGCAAAGTCGTAACTCTCTTTGACCGTATGATCTCTATATCTAACAGTTCCACAAACCTCTTTGACTCGGGCTAAGATGCTGTTTGTGTATTGTTTCGAGATAGATCCGTTCTTCATATTTTGTCCATAAGCTAAATACCTAGCTGCTACCGCCGTCGCTGTATGGATTGGTTGTTTTTTATCCGGCACTCCATATATGATAGGAAGCTCAAAGTTTTGATGCAACTTTGGTTCAACTATTTCTATAGGGGCCTGAAGAATCGATGATACATCGCCTAATACCGGGAGTTCTGTAGTAGACAAGCTTTTAAAGCTCGCTTGCTCTATCAGATCCTTAACTGTGACCTCGTTTCCATCAACAGTTACGGTTTCAACCACTTTTGTGTGAGTCATGTGGTTTACTTCTTCCGGGGCCAGTGCTACCGCCACATATTCAACTACTTCCATCGCTGGGTTGGTTGAACGTTCGGGTGCAACTGTCGCTCTTGGGTTTGAAGTTGGCAAATTGTAGAACCGTACTAGGTTCAACACTGTTTCCTCCGCCCGGTCTCGACTGATTTGATAGATGTGTTCTATCTCTTCACTAGAGAGTGTACCTGA